CCGGGCTTGGCCTGATGGGCGTGCTGATGGGCACCGTCGCTGCCGTCGCGATCCCGCTGTTCGCGGCATTCGGGATCGGGGTCGACAAGTCCGAGGCGCTGGCGAAGTCGATCAAGACGCTCGACACTGCCATGCGCGACCTGAAAAGCGCCAGCGAGGCAGCGGCAGTCAATCCCGGCGACCTGATGGGCGAGTTCGGGGGCGAGAACATCGAGCAGGCGCGGCAGGTGCTGGAAATCCAGCGCCAGATTGCGGCAGCACGGGCCGAGAATGCGCTGGCGCAGACCGGCGGCGCCATTGTCGACATGTTCGGCAGCCCCGAGGACGTAGATATCCTGCGTGGAAAGATCGCAGCCCTTCGTGCGGAAATCGCGGCGGCGGAAGCCAATCCGAACGGGGCGTTCGAGTTCAACTTTGCCTCTGCGCGGGTCGAACTCGAATACCTAGAGGAAGACTACCGGACAACCCTAGCCAACATCGCGGACGCTTTCGGCGTTGCGTTTGATGGCAACGAGGCTGACATCCTGGCCGTGGTCAGCGCGCTGGAGGCGGTCAGGTCAGCGCAGGGTCCGCAAGAGCAGGCGGCGGCGATGGCCGCCTTGCGCAACGCGATGATCGATGCGGCAGACGGCGGTGCCGCGCTGAACGAAGAAGCGATGGCGCTGTTACAAAGTCTGACGGACGCCGAACTTGCCGCCCTTGGTCTGGCGCGGGTTGATCTGGCCTCACCGATCGCAGCGGCAGTAGGACCTTCTGCCGATCTGGCCGCGAATTTGTGGGATGCCGCATCCGCTCAGATGGCCTTCAACCGGGCGCATATGAGTTACGGCAAGGTCGGGGCGCGAGGCGATCCGCGCCAGTTCATGCCGGGTGGACCGACTGAGTTTGTAGCCTCGAAAGAGATCGTCGAGCAGGCTGACATCATGCTGGGTCTCCGCAACCCTCGGAAGGGTGGCGGTGGTGGCGGCGGGGCCAAGGTCAGCGAAGCCGACCGTGAGGCTGCGCGGATCTATGACCAGACCCGGACGGCGGCCGAAAAATACGCGATCGAGCTGGAGAAGCTGAACGAGTTGCACAAGTCCGGGCATCTGGACACCGATACCTATAACCGTGCGGTCGAGAAGCTGGGCAAGGACCTGCAAAAGACCGGGGACCTTGGGAAAAAGGCCGCTTCGGCGATCCGCGGGGCCTTCGATAACCTGTTTGATGATCCGGCTGCGGCGTTGAAGGACTTGGCAAAGCAGCTGTTCCAGATGGCGCTGTACCAGCAGTTGGCGAGCAGCATGCCGAACATCTTCGGGTCAAGCGGGATCATCCCCCTGATGAACGCCAACGGCAATGTGTTCGAGGGCGGCACGGTGACGGCCTTCGCCAATGGCGGGCTTGTGTCCAGCGCCACGATGTTCCCGATGCGCGGCGGCATGGGCATGATGGGCGAGGCGGGGCCAGAGGCGATCATGCCGCTGACCCGGATCGGCGGGAAGCTGGGCGTCGCGGCTGCGGGCGGCGGCGGGTCGAATGTCACGGTCAACGTGACAAACCACAGCGGGGGAGAGGTCGAGACCCGCGAGTCTCGCGGGCCGAATGGTGAACGGCAGATCGATGTGATGATCGGTAAATCTCTTGCCGGTGGTCGTCAGGATGCTGCCATGCGGTCGCGCTATGGCACCCCGCCGAACCGGGTCAAGCGCTGATGCCCGTGCCGAACTGGCCTGCGGGTCTGCCGCAATTCCCGAAACGCGAGGCGTTCAGCGGTGGGCCGCTGGACAGCCGCGCGAGTTTCGAGACGGAATATGGTCAGCCGATCACCCGGGCGCGCACCACGGCGAATCCGGAAACCTATGACGCCACGTTCCGCAACCTGCGCCTGACAGCGGTTCAGCTGTTCCGCAGCTTCATCGCGACCGAACTGGCGGGCGGGGTGAAGAGCTTCAGCTGGCGCGACCCGGTCGTCGGCGACGTGGCCCTGTGGCGCATCCTGGGCAATGGTGGACGGCTTTACGACCTGATGGCGCGCGGCGCCGACCTGCACGACCTTACGCTGAAGCTGATGCGACTGCCCGGCACGCCCTGGTGGGCGCCCTATGTCCGGCCCGGCGCATCGGTCGTGCCGCAGGTCGTGGCGGACTGGAATGCCGGGGTCTATGGCATCGACGGGGCAAAGGTCGTGGCGGGCGCGCTGCCTGCGGTCGCGGGGACGTTCAACGTCTATTCGGTGTCCTCGACCGATGTCGAAACCTATTCGGCCGGGGTAGTGATCGCGCCTGGTGATATTCCTACTACCGCCCCTGCCCTGACCAAGCGCCGGATCTATTTCGCACCATGAGCCGGGTGATCGAGGCCGATGCGAAGGCGGGGCTGGAAGCGCCGGAGAGCGTGGATGCGCTGCTGGCATTCCTGACCATCACGCATCCCGCGCTGCCCGATCCGATCCGGGTGGTGTCGGATGTGATGGATTATGTGGTGTCGGGTGAGACCTACCTGGGCCTGCCGTTCGAATTCGGGGTGCTGACCGACGGCGAGGGGCCGCCGATGACCGAGATGCGGATGCAGAACGTCGATGCCCGCATTGGCCGTGCCCTGCTGGGGCTGAACGACCGGGCCAAGGTGACGCTGGAAATCCGCAGTTCGGCCGATTTCGACCTGAGCCAGGATCCGCGCACGGAATTGCCGGGTGGGTCGGTGCTGTATCGTTTCGCGGATTTCGACCTGATCGACGTGACCGGCACGGTCAGCGAGTTGTCGGGCCGTGTCATGTTGCGGGACTATAGCCAGGAGCCCTGGCCGGGCCAGCGCTGCACGCAATCCCGGCTGCCGGCGCTGTTCCGCTGATGAATTGGTGGTCGCGCTATGTCGGCCTGCCCTTCGGCACAGGGCCGGGCGAGGTGACCTGCTGGTCGCTGGTGCGGCAGGTCTATGCGGCCGAGCTGGGCATCGACCTGCCGGAGTTCGGCGACATCGATCCCCGCGACCTGGCGCGGGTGGTTCGCGAGATGCGGGACGGGGCCGACACGGGGTTGTGGCACGAGCCCGCCCGGCCGGGCGCGTTCGACGTGGTTCTGATGCGCAGCGCGCGCGGCGGGCGGGCGATTTGCCATGTCGGGCTGATCGCGGATGTGGCCCGCGTCCTGCACGCCGAAGAGGCGACCGGCGCTGTGGTGGTGCCGATCGACCATTTCACGATCAAGGGCCGCGTCGTGGGCTATCGGAGATACGGAGCGTGATGCAACTGGCCGTCTATCGCGAGTTCGGCAGCCTGGCCGCGCCGCAGGTCCGCTATTTGCCCGAGGGCCAGACGCTGGCCGAGTTGCGGGCCGACATGGCCTGCCTGCCGCCCGACTTTGACGCGCGAGGCGTGATCTGCATCAACGGGCGCCGGGTCCAGCGGGAAGCGTGGCACCTGATCCGGCCGAAGGCGATCGCGAACGGGGTTCCGGTCGAGATCACGTTCCACGCCCCCCCGATGGGCGGTGGGGGGAAGGAGGGCGGCAAGAACATTCTGGCGATCGTCGCCGGGATCGCCCTGACCGCGATCACCGGCTTCATCGCGGGTGGCGGGTTGGCGACGAAGTTCGGTTTCGGGGCGGCTTTTGCAAAGGGTGGGGTTGGCGCGCTTGCGGCCGCTGCTGGCGTCTCGCTTGTCGGGTCGCTGCTGCTGTCGGCGCTGGTGCCGCCGCCGGTCATCCCGACCGGCAAGACGATCAGCAACCCGGGCGCGGCCAGCGCCGAGGGCAACGTGCTGGAGCCGAACGGGCCGATCCCGCGGGTGCTGGGCGAGCGCAAGGTGTTCCCGCCGCTGGCCTGCGAGCCGTTCACCTACTTCGATGGCCCGGACGAACTGGTCGAGGCGATCTATGTCCTGAACGGCCCGCACCGGATCGAGGATATCCGCATCGGCGCTGCCGCCATCGCCGGGCTGAACAATGTCGAATTCGAGATGCGAGAGGGCTGGCCGGGCGATGCGCCGATCACGCTGGTGCGTCGGCAGGCGCGGACCGAGCCGCTGCAATCCGAGCTGCGGGGCCATTCCGTCGATGCGGATGACGGCCGCACGCTGGAATCGCCAACCGGCGATTTTGCCGCGGCGCTGCCGCAGCCGGTCACGCTGGCCACGCGGGATGCGCCGGACGAACACTGGCTGCACCTGGTCCTGCCGGGGGGGCTGAACAAGAACGCGAGCGACACCGACAAGCTGCGGGTGCCGCTTCGGCTACGTCTGCGACAGGTGGGGTCGACGACCTGGATCAACCTGCCGGAACTGCATTTCTCGGCCGCGACGCCGCGACAACTGCGGGCCACGATCAAGCTGGTCTGGACCTCGGATGCCTCCAGTTCGCCGGGTGCCGCTGTCACCGAGGGCTGGGTCGAGGCGCGGATCGCAGCCCCGGCCCAGACCCAGGCCCCGGCTGTGGACGCCTGGTCGGCAGATGCCTATTTCGACGACGGTGCGGGCGATGCCTGGATGACCAGCGCCAACCTGGGATCGACCCGGGTGCAGCGCGTCCTGATGAACCGCTATACCGCGACGATCCTGCTGGACACGGCGGTATTTCCGAAAGGCCGCTACGAGATCGAGGTGGTGCGCGGGCAGCAGGTGCTGAATGCCAACTGGTCGTCGTCGGCCTATACGGTCAGCGGTACGGTCTGGGACCTGTTCGGCTATGCTGGCACCCCAGCGAAGATCGCGCAAAGCCGGAACGGGATCAGCGACAGCGTTGTGTTGCTGCG